ACAATGACTTGGCCTGACTCTGTGTGGGCTTTTGGTTCCCACCCTCGCTTCTGTAGCCTATCTGCGATCTGCTGACGTGAACTAGGGTTGAAGGGGAGTACCTTAGTCTTAGTCTTTAGTTCGATAATGTTAGGCTCAAACGTATGCACCATAATCTGTTTAAGTTCATCCCTGCGACCCGACAGCTTGGCGTAAAGTGCTGCTGCTTTTTCTTCGTCAAAGGGAAACCCAAAGGTCTGCTGCTCTAGGCAAATACGGTGGATGTCATGCTCCAAATCCATAGCGTCTTCACTGTAGTTTTTAGAGATGATCTTGTCGTGTAGTTTTACATTGACTAGCACGTCTTGGACGCAGTATTGGAGCATCTCTTTCGAGTATGTTTCCCAATCCGCAGTGACACCGTAGTCACCTTTGAGACACTTAAGGCGGTAGCCCCAAGCTTCCAGTGAGTGCCTACCTCTTAGCTTCGGGGGTAAGGTTTGATTAGTAGAATCAATCTCTCCTATGTTCCCCCATATAAGCCGACACTGTATTAACGTGTCTGTTAATTTAGCAGTAGTGTGCCAAGTAGGATAAAGCTTTTTAATTACCATCAGGTCGTAACCCATGATGTTATGCCCTATGAGTTCTTCAGCATCTGCTAGTAGCTTTAGACCCTCTTCGATATTCCCTGCCTCGGTGCTGAACTTCTGTAACTTCCGTGTAGTTAAGTTAGCTGCAACTATGCAGTGAATCTTAGTGACCTCATCAAGTAGGCCATTGGTTTCTAAATCGAATATATAACGCATAACATCCTCTCGTTGGAGTGATTAATTAAAGTCTGAAGCACCGAACACCGCTTGAACTTCAGGGGGATTACCCTTTACCATGCGGCCTGTTACTTCATCAAATAGCAAGTAGTCTGCCTTGCCTGTCCTACCTGTGTACCTACATTTAAGTACAGTTAACGTAGACGTATTCCGTTGGGTATCGTCTTCTTCCTGTTGATTCCGTGAGATTGCATAAACATTGTTAGACAGTTGCTTAATGGAGCCTGAGCCGCGAAGGTCATCCGAACTAGGCACGTAGCCCTCTTCAAACGATCTGCCCTGCGGTGCTTTCTTAAGGTGGCTTATCAAGCCTATGTAAATCCCTAACTCTTGAGTGAGCATCTTCAGGTTGTGCATGATTGAATCAATTGCTCTACGTTCATCTTGGCTGTCTTGTCCTAAGTCAGACACAAGTATAGAGAGATGGTCAATCCAGATAACCTTACAGTCTAACCCTGTAGCAAAGTAACGGACTTTGTTGTACAGGTCAGTCTCATCAAGAGAACCAAAGGCATCATAGACGTTAAGCCTAGAGTTACCTTTGTCATCCACTGCACCGAAGGTATCATCGAAGCCTTGCCAGTAATCCTCATCAGGTACAAACTCACGGACATCAGGAAGATTAAGGCGTTTGCCTATATGTATTCCTATGATGCCCTCGGCTGTATCTTCAAGGGGTTCCTCCAAGTGTATGAGGGCTTGGTTAAGGTCAGTGGTCTGCATGAAGTGATGTTGAAATTGTTTGATGAGAGTGGTCTTTCCCATACCTGTGCCTGACGTAAATACATCAAGTTCACCTAAGCGTATGCCGTAAGATTTTTGATTCATCCCTTCCATGAAATCAGGCCAAGCATAGCTTTGAATTTCAGGACGATCTTCTAATCTCTTACGTAGCTGTGAGCCACTGACAATACCTGCTGGTGAGTATGGTTCTGCACCCCACATGGCGGTGACAATCTCAGCACTTAATCCACGCTGTAGCATATCGCTGGCATCTTTCTGAGGTAGCCTAGCAATATGAGCCTTACGTGGAGGGAACAGTTCAGCAACTTTACGGGCAGCTTCTTGGCCCACATCGTCCATATCAAACATGATGTTCACACGGTCAAACGTGAGAAGCCATTCAATATTAGAACGCACTTGTTTGACTGCTGAAGCACAGCCATGACTTAAGGATACCGTAGGCCACTTATTCCCCTGCGCTTGACTAGCGGAAAGGGCATCTAACTCTCCCTCTACGATTGTCACCATCTTGCCACCACTAGGCCACAACCATTGACCATAAAGGGGGATGTTCTTAGTGTCTCCCAAGAACAAGAAGTCTTTGTTAGGGAAGCGTATCTTCTGCGCTATCGTCTGACCTTTCTTGTCCTTGTAATTAGCCACTTGGACTGCCGTACCTTTATAGTCGGACTTGGTGTAATCCCACAATACACACGTGCTGGCATCAAGCTTGCGCTTGTTCATATACACATGTTCGCCCTTGGGGATTAAACCTTGCTGCATCGGTGCCACCTCTCTGTTTGTCTGTTCGACATCTTCTGGAATATTTGAGTCACATGCAAAGCAATGACCCCACCCGTTACTATAGACGTGATAAGCGTCTGAACTTGTACACTTCGGGCAGGGTAACTTCCCTGCTAGGAGGTACGAATCTCCTTGATCTGACTCATCCATTCGCTCACCTCAAATACTGGACATGATTTATTCTGATCTAGGTCGTTATGACCAACTACTGCTGCATTGGGATAGATTTTAGTCATCACATCTACGAGTGAGTCTAAAGTGTCCCATTGCTTCTGAGTGAAGTTAGCCTCCGCATCACCGTCTTCATCCATGCCTCCGACTAAGCAAATCCCAAAACTATTGTGATTAAACGCCTTAACGTGCGCCCCACACTCATTCATTGCGCGTCCGTTTTCGATGGTTCCATCACGCCTGATAATCATGTGATAACCGCACCCAAGCCAGCCCCGCCTCTTATGCCACTGGTCGATTTCAGTGAAGCCAATGTCCATACTTGGTTTCGTGGCAGCACAGTGGATGACAATATAGTCAGTCCTCTTTCTTTCTTTCATCTAATGTTTCCTTAAGCCAAGCATCAGGCACACGCCCCTCACAATAAGCAAAGTTATACTTCTCTGCCCATTGCTGGTTTGTGTACCTTTTGGATTGAACTTTAGTGTTTAAGTTTTGGAATAAGAATCGAAATTCTTTGTCAGGATACTGCGCTTGGAGTAACCGCATTTTGCGACAGTCTTCATCCCTGAACCAACCCTTAGCCTCAATGTAAATGCCATTGGGTAGCTGGAAGTCAGGGAGGTATTTCCTTTCAACGACATAAGGTATTCGCTCATGCTCATATTGAAATTCAATACCCCTCTTGTTCAGATCAAAAGCCACACTCTTCTCAAGACCACTCCTGTATTTAGAAGTCTTCGTCTTCTTCTTCGCTGAAGTCACCGTCACTGCTGGTGTCTTCTTTTTCTGCGAACGGGCTGGTGTCTTCTTCAAAGGTGTATCCTTCTTCCGTATCAAACGGATTCTCTTCGCTGTTAAATTCACGAAGTTCAATTAACTGAACAGATTTAAGTCGTAGGGACACGCTGGCTTCTTTAGTAGACGCAAGCATGTAAGGAATAGTCTCAAAGGCGACTTTACATATAGAGCCATTGCCGATTGATAGTTCTTTAGTGATAGGTTGTCCCTTAGCATCGTAGACCACTGGCTTCTGTGTGAAGCTGTCGCCATTCTTCATCTCGACACGGGCCTTGAGTTTTACCTTGAACTCAATGAAGCCTGTCTCTTCACCGTCATCGTCAAGAAGCTGTTCGTAAGGTAGGCGTTTCACCATCTTGTTCTTCAGCTTGGGGTTCTTCTTTAACTCGCTGTTGTAGCAAGCATCCACCTGCTTATTCAACTCAGTAGTTAAAGCCTCGGCTTCATCTTCCTTAACCTTAAGGTTGATTGAATACTGACCTAGTGGGTTAAACTTTGTGTCAGGTGTAAACAACTTCACCCATTCAGCAGAGCCTTTAGGTGTTACTAACATTTTCTGTGCTGCCATAATCTGATACTCTCTTTATCGTTGGTACTTAGCTTCTAAGGTAGACACGTCAATGCCCTCCGCGAGAAGGGCCACTGTCATATCTAGTGGTACTGGTTGCCCATTGATGATGTAAAAAATCATAAGGGCTATCTGGTTTTCCATCCGCTACTCCGTCATTTCGGTACTGTAGTGTGTAACGGCACGTTAATGTTCTTTCAGCATTAGTGTGACAAGTCAAGCGTTAGTTAAAGAAATACTTAGAATGAATTACTTCATTAATGTCTAGGTTGCCACGCTTAGGTGCTTCATCGACTTCAGGCACAGACTTAAGCATCTGGTCTCGGAAGTCATTAATCACATCATGCTCGGTAAACATACGCACGTATTCCTCTCTTAAACATCTGGCTAATGTGGCAGCGTGTTTGGCTGTTGTTGAAAATGAGTCGTGTATCATCCAGTAATTTTTTAAAGGAGTGGGCTGCGATTGGCATTTTAGGATGGTCAGAATCAAGAAGCTGGAATCCAAACTGTGAATGAAATTGGGACAGAGTCCACTCGCTGCTTTCTTCTTGTCTACCTTCTGATAATCAGGGTTAGACAGACGGGGACGCATCAAATGACCATCAATGTGAGTCTGGATTCTCAGGCTCTTGTACTCAGGATATTGCTGAATAACTTTGAAGCCTGAAGGTGTCTGCCAGATAATAGGTATCTGTAACTTCGACACATCCCTAGCAATCTTAGTCATCCAATCCATACACTCTTGTGCGCTAACAACACATTCACTAATAGATGACCAGATCACTTTAGCTAAGTAGAAGGTGCTTCTTATAAAAGCATCCTCATCTTTACCAAAGGGATTAATAGCCTTACCACTGTCAAACTTTTCGGTCAGCTTGTCACGCACTGAGTCCCTGCATGAGAACAAGGTAGCTGAATAAACTTTGGTCATCGTTGGGGTTTTAGTTAAAAAGCGTGTCACTAAACCTGACTCAAGCCAAGCCTTAGCCCATACAGACTCGTCAGTGGACAGTAAAGCTTCTTCCATTAGCTTACGCTCCGTTATTTCTGCCACGTCCCTATAGACATCTGCGGGAGTCTCAGAGGCAGTTACATTAGTAGCCTTTGCACCTGCTTCATCCCTAAGCATAGAGGAATATATCTGTAAGCCAGAGTTGGTTGCATCTAATGCTATTCCTATGTGTGATACGAACCCGTAACCCTCACGTTGGAACGCTGCAATCTCAAAGCAAGCCGCTAGGAAATTCCAAGGGTCTTCACAATCTTTCCAGCTTGTGTTGTTCAATGGGTCGTTATCAATCGCTATGATTTCAGGCATCATTTCCTCAATCAAACGTATACGCTCGGCAATGGTCTTCTTGTCGTATCCGAACACATTGGCTGCATGATGATACAACCACGTTAACTCTTCATAGGTGTCAATTGGTGCGCCATTAGCAAGCGTCAGTTGAGCCTTAATAATTGAGTTAGCTTGAGGGCTAAGGTACTGAGCAATCGGGTACACACGACCCCTATAATCACATTGATAAATGAAGTGTAATGCAGGGAACTTTTGGAACCTTTCAGCTACCTTAAGAGAGAGTTCAAACGACACTTGTTTGCTAAGGTTTGAGGTGTTTTTCTCATAGAGTCCTTGGCATACTTTTTTGTACTTCCAAAGCACGTGCTGTTCTTCTTCAGACAGGTCTCTTGTTCTGACATCAGGGAACGGGGAAGGAGGCATTTCTATCTCTCCCCTAGCGGGTATCCCACCCCATGACATGTCTGATTCCCAACACTGTCTTTGTAGCTTAATGATGCGCTTGTTGATCTTAAATGCTGTCTGTTGCAATGCGTTAACACCGTCAATAGTTTTCTGCATACAAGGGTCTCCGTCTAACTCTTCTAACAAGGCTCTATTACGAGTCTTAATCATACTGAACTTACGAATCCATACCTTACTGTGGGTCACGTTAGAAGTTACAGTCTTCCAATCTTTTGGAGGTATGACAAAGGGTAAGGCTTCAGGGGTCAGGACTTCAGACATGGCGTTAACATCCCTAATCCAATCCAAGATTTCAGGTGTCGCGTTTAGATGGTACGTGGTCTTTTTATTAGCCGTTCTTACCATATTAATTTTCACCATGCCTGTAGTCTGAATAACAACATCCACCAGCTTAGAACCAATATGGTGCAGTTCAGGAGTGGCCCAAGTGTTGTACATTGTGTTGGCCTTATCTGCTGCCTTACGCATAGTAAGTTTCTTATGGTGGCGTGAAGCCTTACGTTTCGCCACGTAGTCCATAGTCGATTTGAACCACAGCTTATTGTTCTGCTGAAACTTATCCCCTAAGTGTTGGTCGTGAATAGACTGACCGATTGCTACACAGACTTGAGTTAGTGTGATTGATTTACTAATGCCATTTACGATGGTCTTAAGTGCGAGATACGAACACACCTCCAAGTCTAAAGTTGAGAGTATCTTAGCTGCTGTAGCATGGACACCAGCATCACCATTGAGTGATATACGGATGTATTTATCTAACTCTACAACCATCTTATCAATGCTTTGTTTCATCAATAAGTTTCCATAGTTACTGTCAGCTTCTAACCCTTTCTCTTGGGTCTTAACAAGATTCTTACGGTAACGCTTAATACCTTTATCTAACATCTCTTGCTCCATATCGCATTGGATGTTGAAGAGTTCTTTAGCTGTGTATTGGTATGACATAGGGGACTACCTCTTAGGGAGATACAGGGGTTGGCTTATGACGGTACGCTAATGTTCTTTCAGCATTAGTGTGACAAGTCAAGTAAAATAGAGAGTTTTTTACCACTGATTACGACTAGAATTACAATTTGGATGGTAATGGGTTAAATCCCCTGCATATAGGACGCAAGGTGTTTGAAGGGGTCTTAAGGGTCTGTAGGGCTTGAGGGGTATAGGTCTTAGATGTTTGAACATGTAGGCATGAACTAGCGAGAGCATTTTAAGTCACCTTTGTGATAGGTAGTTGATAGGTAAGCCATTGAAAAGGCTCAGATAAATAATAGGGGTGATTACACTTTTACCACTGGATTGGTAAATTACCACTGAGGATTACCACCGATACTCACCGATGACCAAACATCCCCCTAGTGGTGCCTTGGGCGGGACTTGAACCCGCATGTCCGAAGACGCGAGATTTTAAATCTCGTATGTATACCAATTCCATCACCAAGGCTTAGGGGTAAAACCTCTCCGAAGAGAGGGCGTGATTATACATTATGGTTCGAGAACCGCAAGGGCATCACTAAGGTTTTTAGGGCTAAGGTGAGCATAGCGTAATGTGGTCGTTATGGTCTTATGTCCCATCCACTGCTGAACAGTCGCTAGGGAAACTCCACGTTGCACTAAACGGCTTGCGGTAGTGTGTCTGAAACAATGTAGGACTACATCGTCAAGTTCTAAATGATACCGTACCCTGTCCCAATGATCTGATAATGTCTCAGGTAACACGGGAAATAACTTAGGGGTAGTCGCTGTCACTGAGCGTCTTTTAATGACCTCTTGAACTCGCGCTGTCATAGGTACTGACCTCGCCTTGCCGTTCTTAGTCTTCCATAGGTTTAGCATACCCTCGCTCACGTCAGACTTAGTAAGCCTACATAACTCACTGCGCCTTAAACCAGTGTCAATAAGAACCGTTATGGAATCCTTCAGATCAGGTAGGCTCCATTGGTCAAGCGTGTGCATGATTGCTACCTCTTCTTCAGGAGTCACAAAGCGCACTCGACCTTCTGGCTCACGCTTACGGTGGACAATAGGCATACGTCGCAATTGGATACATTCGTCAGCGTGTTTGAGGGTTTTCGATAGGGTCGCTAGCTTACGATTGATCGTGCCATTAGCGTTACCCTTGCCCTTTAAATGACTAATCCAGATGTCGATACCGTCTGTAGTGATGTCATTTATATTAGTCTTACTACCGAAGTAAGCGTTAATTTCAGTCATCTTGTGCCTAGCTTTTTCAGGTGCTGAATTGTCCTGCCAATATAAGCGATATGTCTTATCCAACCAGTAAGCTAGGGAGGTATCTTGAAGAGTCTGAGTGTTACTAGAGTTGCTAGGGTATGTGACACCCTTGCCATTCTTAAGGTCACTACGCGCTGTAATTTCCCATATCTGAGCGTCAGCTTCGCAAGTAAAACCACCCGCCCTGAAACGCTCACCGTTGGTCATAAATGTGCTAGTAAATAGACCGCCTTTTTGTGTAGTTATAGCCATGATTAAATCCTTATTTATTTATAGTCAAACACGCAAAAGCACAGTGATTAAACTGTGCCTTGCTATAGTGTTTTAAGGGGTTGTTTTAGGAGTCGGAAAGACGCCCTAAGATGCTGTTTAAAAAGCGTTCACCTTTGGGGGTGATGCGTATGATTTTCTCGTTGCGTTTCATTGGGTTTTCGTGGGTTTCTACAAGACCTGTACCTTCCTTACGGTGACGGTTAATCGTAGTGTGAGCCAAGATATTACGACTAGCAGATGAGCTAGTAGTGTGTAGCTTGTGCGCTATTTGTCTCACTGTGGCTGCATCTTCTTCGTCTTCCAAAACTTTGGCATAGAGGAACGCTAACAATGTCTGAGTCGGCATGTCGGCATCAAGTGTGCGAAACTGTTCAATACAGTCTATGAACATCGTTAAACTCTTGCGTTGTGGGTTAGTTAAAGTGTTAGACATTGTCGCTCTCCGTATTGTTTGGCCCATTTGGGCCTTGGGCGTTTAAGTTGTTGCCGAAGTTAGTTTTTATAAATTCAAAAATAGGTTCGTCCTTTCCAAACTCAGGTTCGGTATCTGCAAAAGGGTCGGTATGGATTAAGTGCCAAGGCCATTGATCTTCTTGCATCCAAGCTTTCTTTTTGGAGCGATTGTTATTAAGTTGTTGAACTAGCATTTTCGTGTACCTCCGTGTCGTTATTGTTTTTGGGATGTTTAGATAACTCTAGTTCAACCCTAAGAATCCTGCATATTACTAATTCCCTGCTGAAGTAGAAGTGGTAAGGCGTAAAGAACGTACCTCTACCCCACCTGCACAAGTGCAAGTCCCAATTCGTACCAAATGGTTTAGATAAAAACATTCGTTTTAATACTCCGTTAATTGAATGTCGCGCATGTGTGCTAATGGCACGATTGCCAAAATATCACAATTACGCGGTTGGTTAAAGTGCTGCTATAAATTTGCCTTCGCTAATGATAGGTGGTTGATAGGTGAAAAAATAAACAGGCACAAAAAAACCAGCGTTTTTAAGGCTGGCTTCATGTGCGCTGGTGGTTTTAGATAGACATATCAATTTCCTCTCCTGCTTCTATAGGTTTCCAAAAGGGGCCGAAAGGCTTCACTCTCATAGTGGGCTGGCTTAATCATTCGTCACCTCCTTTGCATAAATGTATTGATCGTCACCTACACTCTCAATGAATCCTTTAGATATTCCAGCTTCTATAAGTTGCTCAGAATCCATCTCGAAGTTCATATCAGGTGCATGTTTATTGAAAAACTCACTCTCAGTAAATGTATTAGTATGGTTCATTTCTTAACCCTCGCTCTTAATGCTTCGTGGAAGTCCTTAGCAATGACTAAGCCATTACCCTCGCGCTTACCTTTAACTTTAATTGTACTATACGCTCGCTTTTGTTTATATATCATACGTCACCTCGTAATAGTTCATAAAGACAACCAGCGATTGCGCCAGTAATCAAAAGGCTTGGCACTCCGAAAACAAGAGGCCAAGTGTGTGGTAAAAAGACCACGTTAAATAGTGTGATTGAGTCCATAATTTTGCCTCGCTTGATAGGTAGTTATGATAGGTGAACATACGCGCTGAATAAGAACAGACACGCGGTTACGGTTAATAGGAAAACTAGCAGCGAGATTGCTGCCAGTTCTGTGAGTCTTGCCTTGCGTTCTCTAGGTCTCATCGGTAATCCTCGATTTCTCCAGTGCCTACTAGATCGTTATAAAAGTCCACCACGGCAGCTGTGGCATCTTCAATATTCTTAATATCCATATCGGTGAAACAGTCCGTATTAACCCAGTCAAAAGATGAGTTGGTGCGTTGATATATATTGATGGTCTTGCCACCATGCCAGCGCATTTGTAGGTCATCTTCGGGTTGCCATGTTGTGTGAGTTTTCATTGGTCTTGCTCCTTTAGTTCTACTTCGCAAAGTTCGTTGCACTCATGGCAAATATACTCAGGGTCATACTCGCGCTTGTGCGTGGTTGAGCCGCAACAATCAGAGACATAAACAGGCTTCGCATCTTCTATCTTTTGTGCAAGTGCCGCGTGATTATCTAAGGCTTTTTCTAAGCGACTACAGGTAAAGCTATAGTCAGCAAAAGATATTGCACAGCGTTGAAACAAGATCGACTCAGCATCAACATCAGCCTGTAAAGCATCAACCTTGGCTTGTAAGCGTTCTAAATAAATATCGTCAGTCATTGGGTAATACCTCGTATTGGTTATTGGTTATTGGTTTGTGGTAACAGCTTCAGGGGAATTGAAGCCGCTACACCAAAACAACAGGTCTAATCTATTTTTGAAATTACATACTTAGCTTTATTAATCCACCGCCTAGCAGTTTCTGTACCGCCACGGGCCATAGATTCTTGAGCGTCACTGAGTATGCTCATGGCTAACATCTTGGCGTCACCCATTGAGTCCTCTCGCATCTCGTCCATCTCGGCAAAAGTTGCTCCGAACATTTGTACTTGCGCTGCTTCAGTCATTCTAGTCATTGGGCTAACTCCTGCTGTACTAAGTTGTTATAAATCTCAAGACCGTTATCAGTCAGGGTTATGCCTGAACGTGCTGGTTTGAAATACGTTGTAATTTTGCTCAAGCGGCTGTACTTCTCAGACCATTGGCCCTCATGGTATTGAGTAAGAAATAAGTAGTGCGCCTCGACAATATCGAATCTATTAAATTCCATTGGTTAATACCTCTTGGTTAGGGTTGGGCAAATAGTTTTTAAAGCCGTGTATATATGTTCGTCAGTAAGGTCATTTAAGCCGTAAAGGTTTGAACTAACCCAACTGCTAACACCTGCGCCAAACAACAAGTCAAAGCAAAACCTGCGTTGTAAGTCTTTGGTGCGATCAGACCTTGAGAATTGGCCTAGCTCATACTCATTAACTACGTTGGGGTAATTAGCTAAAACGGTTTCTATAGAGTCCTTGAGGTATGCGTAGTTTTTGGGGGTGATTTTCATTGGGTAAATCCTTATTCGTGATAGTTGGTATTGATAGGTGGCCCGAAAAGACCACCCATGATAATTGAACATAAGTGTGACGATTAGGCCGCAACTTCTGCGACCTCTTCGACCTCATAGCTATAGTCATTGAGTAGATCAATAGCTTTCTGCGCCTTGCTTGCGGCTTGGAATAAGAACTTAGGGTCAGACCTTAGTTTCTTAATCCAAGACTTAATGTATTGAGCATGGTCAGGCCGCACGTCATTGCTTATGCCTAGTTGGGCGCAAAGGAACGTAGCACCTAACTCTGCAATCAATTCCTCAAAAGCGTAGGCGTCATCACCGAATTGCTTGCCCTTTACACGGTCAAGGCGTTCAGGGTTACCCGTCCAGTGTGTTAGCTCATGCAACAGCGTTGAGTAATAAGATTCCGTAGCAGTGCTGGTATCTGTATCAATGAATAACTCACGCGCTGGCATGTTTACAAAGTCCTGACGCGGGTTGTAATACGCTTGCGCTTCGCCAGTTCTGACATCTGCGCCAGTGTTCAATACCCATTCGTCAACATGAGGTAAGGTCTGCACTTTGCAGTCAATAGGCGTAGGTGCTACATACTCGTAACCCTCGACTTGGTCAGCATTGAATACCGTATAGTTACGCAAGATCATAAATGATTCATCGTTGCCCTTGGCATCCTTACGCTTCACTGGTTGCCAGAACACAATGCCAGTGCCTTTAGAACCCTTAAGGACTTGTGCGCCTTTGTCAGCCCATTGCTTATACGTGGCCCATACAGGCGTTGAACGTCCCGCCAAAAGCAACAGATTGATACCGCGATAAGTTTTGTTAGATACAGCGTTGATAGGTAGTGACGATAAGGCCGCGCCAGATACCCAAGGCTTGACCCAATCAGTCCCGTTAGTTTCCATAAGGTCTGCAATCTTGTTAGCTATTGCAGTCATTGTTTCGGTTTGCTTGCTCATAATTATTCTCCTTGTTGAAGTTCAGCTATTGCTAGATCAATTTTGTACCATGTAAAGTCGGCGTTTAGTTCAGGACAAGTCCACAAGTAATCGTAAAGACTCTCAATGGTCTCGAAAGGTATACCGTTTACAGTAATTAGCTTGCTCATAATAAATACTCACTGGTTGGTTGGTTTAACGAAACGTCTCAGTGTTACCTTTATAGGCAATTCGTGTTCAACACTGTTGGTAGACGTTTAAGTAAAACAACTAATTTTCATTTGGTTCACACTAGTCAGGCTTCGGGCCAGCTTGCGCTGTTCAACCCTCCACTTCACCTAATGCTTATCAATGCTCGCTCAGTCTGCGAATGACGGTCTTGAGTCGCTGCTCTATCCGCCCCTAGCACCACTTGTATCCCGCCAACTAGGAGCGGTACCAACAAGGCTTGTTGCTGCGTTGTTGATGGCATTAAATATACAGGGGATGTTTGGTATTGTCAAGGCCTAAGTGTTATTAGAACATATATAATAGTGTATATAGGTGGCTGTTTGATGCTGTAGGGTCATCAAGATGATAAAAGTGATAAAAAGAAAACAATAGGTAATGAAAACGAAAACAGTAGGTAGGAAAAACAGAGAGTTTTATAAGGTCTAGTGGTCGGCTGATAGGTGCTTGATAGGTGGCTTTCAGGGCATTATGAGTCCTAAAGAGCATATCGTATGCCCTAGAAACCCTAGTAAAATCAATGACTTAGCGCATCTTGATGGTAATCGGCTGGTAATCCAGCTTTCAAAAGGGTTTCCAAGGGGTCTAGGGGGGTATTCCCGCACGATTATCATTAAAAAAGGGTAACATATTTTTAGTTACAATTCTTAAAGACCCCTAAAGACCACCGAAGAACCCCTTAACAATCTTGAAGACTAGACCACCCCCTTAGCTTGATGCCTATGTGTTCTTATAGAGACTATCTGTAGGTAGGTATGTAAGATACTACTACTACATTGCGCTATGTATCTTGAAGTACCACTCTTAGGGAGGCAACGAGTTCCCCTTAGAACGGTACGCTAATTCGTAAACAAGGGGGGTCAGTGAAAGCCCCACAGCACTAAGGCTGTAGAGCGTTTTCAAACACGGCTTTACTAAATCCAAGAGTTATAGCTGACCTTTTCACTAGAAGTGTTAAGGTTTCCTATGAATTTATCTAACTCTAGGTCTAATAATTCACTGTGTCTCTCTAGCATTAGCTCGTCTGCATCTGTAGCCATTTGTTCGACCCAATAGGTTGTAGCCATTGCTAGGGCATCCAAACGGTCATCATGGGCTAACGCTCCACGGTCTTTAGTTATCCTAGTCATCTGGTAGAACAGTGAGTATCTCTGAGCTATGTCATTAGGATACTTCTGAATCGAATCGTAGTCCTTCTGTATGACATCCTTATCGAACACTAGCCTGTGTTGGTTCATCACTGGCTCAAGAGTGTCAATGATTCTTAACTCTTTCTGTTTGCTATGTCTGACTTCTTCCAAGGTCACAGGGTATGCTTTAGTAAAGTAAGGTTTGATTAGTTCACTGAACATACCGTCACCGAAGTTACTTTCTACTAGCACATAGTTCACCTTGTTTCTCTTAGCAATGTCTACTAAAGACTCTAGCGTCTGCCCTGAGTAACCACCGTCTACACCACCAGCATCGGGGCAGTAGAGAAAGCCATTGAGCATCTTAAGGACACAATAGGAGGTCTCATCACTACCACGACCAGAGGGGTCTATCGCCATGACTGAACCTGAGTAATCTACCCAATCACCAGTAAGCTTAAATGGCTCGTAGAAGCGGTCTCCACGCATCCCTAAGTTGGGTACGTCTTTGACTTCTAGGTGGCTTAGAGTACCGTGTATTGGCTTCTCAGGAGCCTTAGAGATGTCTACTGACATTACTATGAGGTCTTTAAGCTTGAGGGGGTGTCTGTCTGCATCGCTTAAGCTTGTGTCTAGTTGGAACTGTAGTGCATACCCTGAGCGTCCATAAGATAACTCACGTTCTAGTAAGTCTTCTTCATCGAATCTTGCGGGGTCTGTAGGGTTCCATTCAATACTAGGGTCAGCCTCAAGTTCTAACATAAGGCTAGGAGCGATACGATCACCGTACCTGTTTACTTGGTCTGCTTTAGGATACCTAGAGGGCCATATACGAGTTACGTATCCCTTGTCCTGTAGAGCATCATATAGGGACTCTTCGGTCTGAGGTGTCCCAAGGTAGATGATCTTAGAGGTGTCTAAAGGCTTCAGTACGGCATCGAACTCAGTCACTAGGGTCGTAAGCTTCTCACGCATCTGTTGAGTCTGTGAGTTGTTAGGAACCTCAATGTCATCTGCAATGATAAGGTCTGCGCGTGAGCCTGTTAGCTGACCAGTAATACCCACCGACTTAACACTAGGACTGTGTGAGGCCATAGCACCTTGAACATTAAAGGCTATCCTACTCCATAGTTGGTCTTTGTCGGGGATAAGATGGGCCAGTAGTGGCATTTCCATAATGAGTCTTTGAGTAAACATAGAGAACGCATCTGCACGTTCCTTACTCGCTGACACCACCATGATCTTTAGGTCAGGGTCTAGCATTAAACGCCACACCACATAAGCACTGGTAATGTAGGACTTACCTACACCACGAAAGGCTTGGATGATGGAACGCTTAGGGCTAGTCTGAAGGTAATCTGCAAGGTCGTATTGAACCTTAGTTGGTTCGGGTAATGCTAGTTGTTTCCACACAAGGAACAAGAAGTTCCTAAAGTCTTTAAGGGGGTGCTTATCTATCTCCATGAAAGTCCCTTCCTCTTAGTGTGCTAAAGCATCTAAAATACCTTCACTGTTAAAAGGTAGTGAATTGAGTAGACCATCCAAAGGAGAACCTTGAACTGGCATAGCGTCTATGTTGTTGTCTTTAAGAAACTTAATAGCGTTACTTATGTCTGCTGGTTTGGCCTCACCTGACCTCACACGGTCTAGTAGTTCTGTGGCTACTGCGGTGTGTAAGGTAGCTAAGGTTTGTTCTAAACTAATATCCATTTTTACCTTTCCTCCATCCTCTATTCTTAGTCTTTGATTGGATTGATAAGTTACTAGGTGAGTTGTTAGTAGGGTTACGGTCTTTATGATCTACGTCTTTACCGTCACCTTTCTTAGCAACACCTTTCTTGATTAATAATGATCTGGCCTTGTTGCGACCAGACCTATTCTTTCTTTGTTCTGGTTTAGAGTGGTACGAATCATATTCGTGTCTGTAGTTTCTAGGCTTCATTTAGTGAGTCCTTTAGACTTCTCAAAGCTTCTTAAGCCACCTAGACCTAATAGGGACATGACAAGCGTTGTTAGTTCTGCTGAAGCGATTGCTGGTAGTTCTGCTGGTAGTGCAAAGTAGGCATTGATGAGTCCAGCAAAGGGAAGGATAAGGAACTGGTAGCCAAGACCAATTGCACATACCCAACCGATTGCTGGCCTCCAACCAGCCACGAACACAGACGAATGTTTAGCACTTTCGATGTTAGCCATTGCCTGTAGAACGTGGGGTTTTTGGAGGTGTTCTTGGACTTTAAGAGCAGCGTTGGCTCTCTCTTCATCCGAAGTAAACAGGTCATCAAGACCTTCCATGACACTCCCTGCAATACCTGCTAGGGGGTTGATAGACATAATGTTTCCTTGTTTAAGTGCCTAACCATTTGGATAGGACTGACGAACCGACACCGCCTAGACCTATAGATAGCAACATAGCCCCTGCAAGGAATCCCTTGCCTTTGACTAATTGTTTTTCTAGGTCATTTACCCGTTGGGATAGGATGACAGTTGTTTTATTAAGTGACTCGACTTGGGTTCCTAAGTTTTCTACTAGAGTAACGAAGCGTCCAGCGTCATAGTCCGACATGTTTGACATGATGTTACCCTTTGATATATACAGCTATTCCGAATAAAAGACCCATAGCTAGAATCATGCAGATTCCTATATTAGTAGCTAGCTCTAGGTCTTTCTGTAACTTAGCGTTTCTTCTGATACGCTCATTGATTTTTTCTTGTGCTTCTTCACGCCTTTGTCTGTGCCACTCGGCCTCAAATTTTACGAAGTCAGACCATCCATTTAGTCTTGATTTTTTTAAATGGTACTCAAGCTGTTCTCGCTGTTTCCTTAAATTTTCCTGATATTGGAAGGCTTCTAATGCGCTTCCTTTACTGGAAGAATCGCCAGCTTTATCTTTTACTTTCTGAGTAGCTGTTAGGTAGTCACCAAGTTGAGTACCTAGTTGGTAGAGTTCCTGTCCATTCTTCAAGGCGGTTGAGAGCGTCTTCCAAATAGCATTTGCCGCTGCGATTTCCATTAGCATCGCCAATACCTCCTGCTATATTCTTGGGTTTCGTAGGGTTCTTTGGATGGTTGTACTACTAGATATTCTTCGGGGCGTTGGGCTGTTTGGGACACCGTTGGCTCTATGAGTAAAGCCTTTCCTTCAGGGAGAAGAGAAGTTGATTGATGTACCAAAGGAAGCCCTGTTGGGCTAGACCACATCTTATATGGACTGCATATTTCTAGCGCAGAACGCTGTAGAAGTTTTGTTGTCTTCTACTTTTACTACCGAGTACCCAACCATTGGGCTAGTTACAAGACTGTAACCTTTCATCTTACCTATGCGTAATAGTTCGTATCTACAGTTATCAAGGGAATTGTAACTTGCTACGATAATAGGTATTTGGGGTTCAGAATTAGATAACATTGTTGCCAATATTATTGACCACATCTACTTATTCTTCTTTGGTTTCTTAGTAGGTTTTGCTGGGGGACGGCCTTTCGTAGTCCCATAAGTACCTTTGCCTTGTGGCATAGTTATTCTCCTGATGGTAATGCGGAAGCTACATGAGCAGCGTAAGCAGCCACTACAGCATCGGTATGTACTGCTGCACATATCGCTTGGACTTCTGCACTCTCTGCTGAGTAGTCGTCCCCTGCGCTAACAACGTGACGATGGAAGCCACTGGATATTTCTACACCATCCTCTAGCACCTTAGTGCAGGTACGAACTTGAACTGACTTAAACTCGCCTACTATTTCGATCTTGTCTTGAGTTATTACTTTAGTTAATGCCATGTTATTTCTCCACTAGCAGTTCCATGCTAGATAATTGTTTAAGTTGTTCTGTACGTCATGGCACAGTGTATTTGATTCCCACTCGCCAATGACCCTGTTGAAGTGCCGTTGTACATTGATATGCTTGTATTTTGACCAGCACTTACAATCCCTGTAACACTGCCGTTTTGATAAGCTATGGTTCCTGCTGCAATAGCATTGCTGCTGCCATGACCTTGGGTAAAGGGTAGACCCGTTATAGTTCCATCAGTAGAGCCATTTGCATGAATCCACATTTGGGTATGACAGACGTTACCAACCTTTGTGTAATAACCCACACTTGTTCCAGTGTTTATCCCTGTCCCTGCTGGAGTAAAAGTACCCTCTTCATAATCGTCAAGCGTATTGGCTGCTGCTGTGCCGCCTAAAGCAACACCACCAGTTACGGCAACACCTGTGGCTGTGGTTTCTAGCTTTAATGCGTTGTTGTGATACAATTTCACTGCCGCATTTTCTGTGGCAATTATCATATTTTCAGTGACACCAGCGTTTGCAACTCTAAACTCGTTGCTTGCTACCCATAGGGAGCCAGTTCCATCATCTTTAATGTAACTGTCACTACCATCGTGGTAAATATTTAAGTCGTTCCCCGTACCAAACTTAGCTTTGACATTATCACCATGAGCAGTGTCACCCGTCATAGTGCCGCCAGTTAGAGGTAAATCTACTGAGTCAGCCGCTTCTCTTGTTGCACTTTTTGTCATCGTCTACTCTCCTGCTGGCATCAAAGCCTTCAACGCATCCGCATCACTGGCTGCATCCATGCTTACTTGCAATGCT